AAAAATGATGAGGTTGCAAAGTCTAAACTGGAACTTTTAAAATCATTATAATAGTTTATAAAAATGAACAAAAGAGAAATAATATATAATCGTATAGATTCAAGACTTGAAAAAGATTTTATATTTCTGGACTTTTGGAGATTTAATTCAAGGACTTTAATAATTATGTTATCTAATCAAGCTAAACAATATTTCAAAAACTAAATCAATATGAAACAAAGCAAAGTAATAAATTTAGATGTAAGAAAAAAGAAATGGTCTTTATATTGCAAGACTATTAATATAAATTTAAGAAAAAAGAAATTATTTTCTTTTGAAGATTATCTTATAAATCTTAAAAAAGAGGAGAATTTTATTGAAAATAATTTTAAATCAAGATTAGAGAAAAAAGATTTAAATGCTTTGCATTTTTATATGAAAGAAGTTGGATTAAAACTAAAAAAATGAGTGACTATTCTTGCATATTTCAAACAGACGAAACCGGCAAATCTTCGGCAGTTCATAAAGAGTCTTTATTGCAATTTTTCTTAGACAATCCAGATTCTAAATTTAAGGTTGAAATCTTTAAACTCTCCGACCATTCTAAGCTAATGAGAGCATATTATTTTGCAGAGGTTGTCACTAAATGCAAACTTGGTCTTAATGACTTAGGATATAACTTAAACAAAGACCAGACACACGATTTTATAAAACAATACTCTCCAGTTATGGTTGAGCAGTTAGAATTAAACGGACAAACACAATCTAGATTTAAGTCAATAACTGAATTAGACAACAAGCAATTTATTCAGTACATTGAGGACATTAAACAATTCGCAATTGAACATCTAGATATATTAATAAAAGAGCCAAATGAATAAAGAAAATAAATCAGAAGGTTTAGGAGATTCAATTTCTAAGTTTACAACTGCAACCGGTATCAAATCCATTGTCAATTGGTTGTCTGGAGATGACTGCAATTGTGATGTCAGACAAGAAAAATTAAATTCTATTTTTAGATATAAGAAAAATTCTCCTAAATGCTTGACAGAATTAGAATATAATTGGTTAACTCAATTTTTTGATAATCCGAAACAATTCTCTCACATTGTAATAAAAGCTAAAATTGGTTCTATCTGGGCTAGAGTTTTTGGAGTGCATTATAAAAAAATCTGTGATTGTAACGGAGGGAGACAACTTGGAAGATATATTAATGAATTAAAAGAAGTATTTGAAACTTATGAATGATTTTATCTTTTACCAATTATCAATGTTATTTGTTATGTTTTTCTGTGGCTATAAAATAGGTAGAACAATGACACACAACAAAATGAATAAATTCTTTCATAAAGAAGTTGAGAAAGAAATTAAAAGATTTTTAGAAAATAAAAACAATGATTAAAAACAAATTTATAGTCTGGATCATTTACTTTTTTGGTTTTATTTTGATGTTGATTTCATTTATTAATTGTTCAAATTATGAAGTAGTTTCAAAAATAAAAGAAAACTTATATCATTTACACAATATTAAAATGAAAAAATCTGAGATTATATTGACAAATGATTCTTTAATTATTGGAGTAGAATATAAATTAAAAAATATTAATATAATTAACTCTCCTTATTACAAAAAATGATGAGATACATTCCAGATGACGAATTAACAAATGAAATGGTTAATAAATCAATGATTAACGGATATATGTATTTAATTAAAGGAGAGACTCTTTCAAAGGCATACGATAGAAATTTAACAGAACAAATATATTATCCATTTGATATTGAATTAAAGGTCAACAAAGAAGATATAAAATTTATAATGGAACACTTTGCAAAGGACACAATTCAAGACTTTGAGAAGTGTATTGAATTAAAAAAATTATATGATAAACACTCAGACAGACACATCAATCAAAAAATTGAAGCAAATGAATTGTAAAGTATTTTATATTCAATATCCTTTTATAATATTCTCCAGATTTGATTCATTTTATAAATGCAAGGAATTAGATATTTTAGAACTAGATTCTATTTATAGCATCTTAGAGACATCTTTGCCATTAATAACGATTAAAGACTTAAAATGATAATTATCACTAAAGAGGACTTCAATAGTGCAGTGAATTACGGATTCAATCCGTTTCTTGATTCCTCTTTTGAGATGTCCATACGATCCAGAATTGAAATCCAAAAAGAAATGTTTAAATCAGACCATCAATTTTACAAATATTGTTGGAAGAATCTTCCTCACTTTTGTCAAGAGACTGGTCTTAAATTAACAACCTATTCTAGTGTCCATATATCGCATATACTAAGTAGAGGAGCATTTCCAGAAATGAGATACGACATAAGAAATATAAATATATTAACACTTACAGAGCATCAAAAGTGGGAGTCTGAAAAAAAAGTTGATATGTATATATATAAAAAGAACAGACAGACAATTGAATTATTAAAAAATGAATATAGAGAGATATGATTGAAGATTTAGAATTTTTTACACATTACCACCTTAATAAGAATTTAGCTTTATTTGATGACATTACAAATCTAATTGCAAAGGAATTCAAGACTAACAAAAAGACAATTATTTCCGGCAAAAGAACCGGCAAAGTTGTAATGTGCAGAAATTTTGTAATACATAATATTTTTAAAAAATTAGAGAAAAAAATCAAAAACGAAAATCTAATTTATAAAGTATTAGCGAAATATTTAGAGAGAAATCATTTAACTATACGTTATCACAATATAAACACTAAGCATCTAATTAAAACAGATTCAGGATATATTGAATTAAACATAATTATTAACTTAAAATTTCAAACCAGTGAAATTATTTAGAATTACAACAGACACAAAAGAGTTTTTTATCGTTGAAGATAAAATCATTGTAAGATTTACTCAATCCTCTAATGATGCAAGAAACAAAGACAATCCATTTATTGAAAATGTAAAATGGTTTAATGTAGCAGACACAAAAGAGAAACTCTATAAACTCAAACCAATGATTAAAGAGGAATCAGAACGATTTGAGTCTATATATCAAACAAATTCAATTCCAGTTGAAAATAATTAACAGAGGTAACTCAATTTATTTTTAAAAAAAAGTGTTTTTTTACTCTGTTTATGTTGGATATATCAAACAAAGCACTATATTTGTTATAACAAAATTAAAAAACAGACAAATGAACTCCAGAAGAATAATAAACAATATTGTAAGAAAAGAGGGTTACTCAGATATGTTTGAAATTATTTATACTCATAACAAAGATATGAGACTTAATAATTTTTGCCTTACAATAACTGAAACTTGCATATATAATAATGGAGAAATTAAGTTTTATGATAAAACAAGACTTCAAAAAATGAGTAGAATATTAAACACTAGTCAAAAAGAATTAATAACATTAATAATAAAAGAAATAAATAATCTTTAAATACAAATAAAAAAAAATAATTATGGCACTTTCACACTCACAAAAACCAAAAGACTCAAAAGAATTTGCAGTTGAAACTATTGAATTTAGAATTGAAAATTACAAAGATTTATTAACTCAATTCAATGACCATAAAATCTTATTTGGTACAACTAAAAAAGAATATAAATTGTTAATAACAGAATTAGAGATTTTATTAAAATGTATTCAATGAACTGGAGAGATAAAATAATAAAAGCATATAAGAAACACAAAAAGACTTGTAATTGTTTCTTTTGCAGTCTGGATCACAAAAAAAGTTTCCAGAGGTAGAGCAATTTTTTTAAAAAAAAATCAACATTTCTCTCTTATTGTGTTGGATATATCAAACAAAGCACTATATTTGTTATAACAAAATTAAAAAACAGACAAATGAAAAATCCAAATTTAACAATTTTAAATAAGGTTAAGCGAATAGAAAAAATCCTTAATGTATGTAATGAAAATTCTCAATATAAATTTAAAGTAAGAAGAACAAAAGAGAAATTAAACGATCAAGTTGATAAAGTATATTGTCTCACAATAATAGGCATCACTCATATTGATTTTTTAGAAATTGCAGTTGCAGACGTAATAAATGAATTTTGGAAAATAAATGAGCAAATGGGACAAGTATTTAACACATCTCAACATAACCTTAAATTATACTTTCCTAATTAATAATAAAGAAAGGAGCTAAAATGGAATAATAAGTTTTAACATAAGGACAATAAAAGAGCAATCATTACGATTGCTTTTTTTTTTATATATTTGCTTATGCCTAAAAAGACAGATAAAGAGTCATTGAAATATAAACTTTTAAAAGACAGACAAGACACCTTAAAAAAGAAACTCATTGAGGCAATGGAGGAATCACTTGGAGTCATTAAGACTGCGTGTAAGTCTTGTAAATGCTCAAGACAATCATTCTATAACTTTTTAACAGACGACAAAGATTTTGCAAATGCAATCAAACTAGGCAATAGAGCATCTCACGACTTTGTGAGGTCTAAACTCTTCGAAAATATTACACTCGGTAAGGAGTCATCTATATTCTTTTATATGAAAACTCAAATGAACTGGATCGAGAAATCAAAAGTTGATATAACTTCAAACGATGAGAGCATAAATATTCCTCTTGTTACTTGGGTTAAAGATAAAGTTCTGCAACAATGAGAATAAGAATTCAAATCTTTCTGGAGAAATATGGTCTTTATATATTCGCTTTATATATCCTTTTAATATATTATCTATTTAATGTCTATGACTTTAATCAGTGAGGAATTTAAACCATTATACACCTCTAAAAAAAGATACTTTCTTATAACTGGAGGGAGAGCAAGTCTAAAGTCTACAAGTGTTTTAGACTTCATTGCAAGACTAACATTTGAAAAAGGAAATGGTATCTTATTAACTAGATACACAATGACCTCTGCTCACAAATCTATTATTCCAGAGTTTGTTGGTGTGCTTGATAGACTTGGAATAACTCAACATTTTCACATAACACAATCTAAAGTCACAAATAATCATACTGGATCATTTATTTTATTCTCTGGAATTAAAACCTCCTCTGGAGACAATACTGGAAATCTAAAATCATTGGCAAACATTAACAATTGGATAATTGAGGAGGGAGAGGACTTTCATAATGAGAGAGCATTTGACATCATTGACGATTCAATAAGGTCTAAAATCAATCAAAACAGAGTCATCTGGATTCAAAATCCTACTACTAAAGAACACTTTATTTATAAGAGATGGATTGAGCCAAACAACAAACAAGTTGATTTTAAAGGTCATAAAGTTACAATGTCAAATGTTGATGAGGTTGAGCATATACACACAACATATCACATTGCCGAACAACTCGGATTTTTATCGGAGGGTTGGGTAAAAAAAGCAAATAGGATTAAAAAAGAAAACCCTAAACAATACTTTCATAATTATATAGGGGGTTGGTTAGAAAAAGCCATTGGAGTTATTTATGAGAACTGGGAGAGAGGAGAGTTTGACAACTCTTTAAGTTGGTGCTATGGTCTTGATTTTGGCTTTAATCCAGACGAGACGGCAATGACTAAAGTTGCAGTTGACCAAAAGAAAAAACTCATCTACATTAAAGAGATGTTATATCAAAAAAATCTGTCAACTGATGGAATGATTAAGAGACTTAAACAGATTGCCAAAGAGAAAGATTTGATAATTGGAGACAACTCTGAACCTCGTCTAATATATGATATTAGAAACGAAGGAGGACTCAATATTTATCCTTGCGTTAAGGGTGCAGGATCAATCAAAAAAGGCATTACTGACATATTATCTTATAAAATTATAGTGTGTGGAGACTCAAATAATCTAGTCAAAGAGTTATCCAATTATGCTTGGAATGACCGAAAATCTGGAGTTCCAATTGATTCATTCAACCATCTCGCAGACTCATTTCGTTACGCATTTGACCGATTAAACAGAAAAAAAATCTTTGTTGGTTAAATTATTTACTGAGGTAGCACAAAATAAATCAAAAATAATTCAATAATAAATCTGTAAACGTGTGATTATTCAAATGTTTTAGTTTACATTTGGATATAATTAAGAAAAACAAAACCTAAAAATTAGACAATGAGATTTCAAGCAAATAGAAGCATAACCTTAAAAAACATAGGTAGAATAGCAAAAGGAGATGACGTAACAATTTTAAAAGCTATTGGAATAAGCAAAGTAAAAATAGTTCAAATTATTACTAAAGATTTTTCTTTTAGAACTACTCAAGGAATTGCAGATAAATACTTTTTTTCAAATAAATAAATCAATTTAATCAGTCCCTCTTAATTGAGGGACACAATTCATACAACAATGGAAACAAAGAAACAAAAAGCACAAAAAATGATTAACGATATAATTAAATCTGAGATCACAGAAAGCGAAAGATTAATATTAGAAACATTATTTGAATGCAGTTTAAAAGACAGAGAAGAATTAAAAGAAATAAAAGAAAGTGATTTAAATGCTAAACTTTTAGAGCAGAAAGAAATCTCTAAAATCTGGATTGATAAATGTCAAGACTTAAAAAGAGAAAACGAAAGAATTTTATATAAAAGTGGATTGAAAAAGATCATTAAAGATCCTTATTTATCTGCTAGAGGAGAAAGACTTGATTGGTAAAATAGAAAAATTAATTTAACAAGTCCCTCTTTTGAGGGACACAATACAACTAAAAATGGAACAACAAACACAATTAAAAAATTGCTTAGAATCTTTATCAAGATTTACCAAAGAGCAACTATTAGAAGAATTAGAGCAATTACTTTTGGCTAAAACAGACAAAGGAGAATCTTTAAAATCATTAGAAGATTTTTATTCTAAAGGTGGATTAAGACGAGGAATTTTTAAATTTTAATAAAATG